ACCCGCTCCGGGGGCGTTGACCTCCTGGCCAAGGGCGCGGCCGCCGGGAGGCAGCTGCCCAAGACCCCGGCGGTACCGGACGCCGCCTGGCAGAACGTGCGCGGCATCATGGACCAGGCGGCCCGCATGCTGGGCGAGCTGGGCGCGCCGCTCCTGAAGGACACGGAGCGGAGCACCAAGGACCTGGCCGTCGTGCAGGTCATGGTCCAGACCTTGGGCAGCGCCGTCACCCTGGTGGGCCAGGTATCCGCGCTGGCGCTCCAGATGCAGAAGGCCGTGGCCATTCCGCCCGGCGCCCTTGACCAGGTGAAGTCCTCGCTCCTGACCCTCTCGCAGATGCTGGGCGCCCTGCTGGTGGACCCGGGCGGCAAGTATGACCTGCTGAAGGACGCTGAGCGCACCGTGGCGGACCTGGGGCTGGCAGGGAGCATGCTGCAGACCCTCTCGCAGACGCTGGGCGTGGTGGCCCAGACGGTGAGCCTGGGGGACATGCTGCAGCGCGGCCGGCCCTTCGACCTGGCCCTGGCAGACCAGGCCCTGCAGAACGCCCGCGCAGCCCTGACGGCTGTCCAGACCTACGCGGCAGGCTACGCGGCCGAGCTGAAGCAGGCCACCACCTTTGCCGAGGACCGCTTGGCCGAGGTACAGCAATATGGGGCGGCGCTCCGGGAGGCCATCGGGGTCATGGAGGCCGCCGGCAAGCTGAAGCTGGGGAACGTGCTGCCCATCGATCCGGGCAACGTCAACCAAGCCATCGCCAACGCCGACCTGGCGTGGCAGCGGCTCTTTGCCTGGAGCACATTCCTGGCGTCCAGCATGGAGAACCAGGGCCGGGACGTGCTGGAGTCCCTGGAGCAGGCGAAGGTCTACGGGGCGGCGCTCCGGGATGCCCTCTCGGTCCTGGATGCCGCGGCCAAGCTGAAGCTGGGCGAGGTGCTGCCCTGGACGGCCCAGGACGTCAACCAGGCGCTGGCCAACGCTGACCTCGCATGGCAGCGGCTGTTCTCCTGGGCGACCTTCCTGGACGCCAGCATGCAGAACCAGGGACGGGACGTCCTGCAGGTGATGGAGCAGGCCAAGGTCTACGGGGCCGCCTTGAAGGACGCCCTCTCGGTCCTGGAGGCCGCCGGCAAGTTCAGCCTGGCCGGGGTGCTGCCGGTTGACCCGGCCGACGTGACGACGGCTATCCAGAACGCTGACCAGACCCTGCGCTTGGTGGCCGACTGGGCCAGGGCCTGGCACGAGGCGCTGGCCACCAGCCGGCGCGACGTCGAAACCGTGCTGGCCGAGATGGGCACCTACGGGTCGGCGATCAAGAACGCCTTGGACCTGGTGGGGGCCAGCGTGGGGCTGAGCTTCGCCGAGGTCCTGCCGATTGACGAGGCCAACGTCCGGGCCGCCCTGGCCAACGCTGACCGCGTGCTGCAGCTGGTAGAGGAGTTCGCGGCCAACTGGCGCACGCGGGTGGACGTCCTGCAGGGCGCGCTCGACAAGGACCGCCTGGCAGCCGAGGCGGCTGAGATCGACCAGTACACCCGCTCGGCCGGCGCCGCCTTGGACCTCATCGGGAAGAGCGTGGCCCTGGTGGTGGATACCGTGCCGCCCGTTGACCGCGGCATGGTGCAGGCGGCCCTCGCAAAGGTTCGCCTGGTGCTGGACGAGGTGGCGGCGGCCGCATCCTCCTGGGCCTCGGCCATCCAGGCCAGCGGGCGGCGGCTGGCCGATGTGTCCAGCGAGGCGGAGGCCTTCACCAAAGCGGCCGGCGGGGCCTTCGACCTCATGCTCAAGGTCAAGGACTTCGTTGACAAGGTCACGGCGCCCACGATCCTGCAGCCGCTGGAGCGCGGAGCCAAGAGCATCCCGGCTCCGGCTATCGAGGCTACCGTCACCCGGCTGCGGGATACCATGCGGCTGATCATGGACCAGCTGGTGGGGCTCTACAGCGACATCGCCGGCAGCAGCGCCCTGCCCAAGGTAGAGCAGCTGACCAGCGTCGTGGCCCCAGCTGTTGATGCCCTGACCAAGGTCCTGGACCTGCTCAGCCTGGATCGCCTGATGAAGAGCCCACTGGTAGACCTGAAGCTCCGCGGCGCCTTCGCCTCCAAGGCGGCCCAGACGCGGCTCGAGCAGATGAAGCGCCAGATCGTGGAGGGCGTGCAGCGCACCGTCTCCGCCCTGGTGGAAGCCCTGCAGGGGATCAAGATCCCTGCCGACATCGGGGGCAGCGGCATCGAGCGCCTGGCCGCGCTCTACGATCACCTGGCATCCATCCTGGAGCGCATCGCCTCGATCCAGATGCCGGACGCTTCCAAGCTCGATGCCTTCTTGGCGGCCGGCCAGAAGCTGGTTGCGCAGGCGCCGGGCGGCGGAGGGGGCGGGGGCCTGGGCCCGCTGGCTGTGGCCCAGGTGGCGGCCAGCGGCGCCGCGGCGACCCTGAAGCCACCGGAGCACAAGATCACGATCAACAATGCCTACAACCAGTACGGCGACAACAACTTCTTCGACGAGAAGGCCACCAAGCTCATGCTTGACCGCTTGGGCAGCTTCGGAGTGAGGACGCGATGACCACGCCTCTCGTCACGCTCAGTACACTGGACGGGGTAGACCTCAACCCCGCCAGCAGCTTCACCTCTGTGCCGCAGTACGGGCACCTTGGGGCCCAGACCGCCGGTGCCAGCGTTGCCACCGCGACGAGGGAAGGCGACGGCCCGGAGTACGCGGGGACCGAGTTCGAGGGGCGGGAGTTCGAGGTCTGGCACGAGGTACCGGATACCAACCATGAGACCCACCTGGCAGCCCTGAAGGCCCTCTACCCGCCGCCCACCAAGGGCGCGCAGACCCTGGTCTACACCGACCGTGACGGCGTGTTGAAGCGGGCCACGGTGGCCCTGCTCCGGCTCACGCGCAAGTCGTCGCTGGACCGGGTAGAGAGCCGGATGTTTGTCGGGGTCTGGCAGCTGCTCAGCATCACCGCGGTGGCGGACAGCGCGTCCAACGTGGCGTCGGCATCCAAGACCAGCAGCCCCGCCACCCTCAGCGTCACCAACGCCGGCAACGTGGCGGCCCGCCAGGTGGTGCACACCTTGAAGCCCACGGCGGCCAAATCGGCCGGGAACGGGCAGCGCTTCCGGCGGCAGATCACCCTTCTATACAAGGGTGACCGTCCGATGGTCCGCTGGCCGGCCCGGGTGCTGCAGTTCGACCATGCGGCCGAGGTAACGGCGTCCCGTTCCCTGGCCAACGGGGATGACATCGAGCCCTACGTGAAGGGCCGGCGGCAGATGCGGTGGTTCGGCTCGCACTCGAGCCGGGCGGCCAACCAGGCCACCACGGACGTCTGGATGCTGGTAGACCACCCGCCGGCCCGCTCCTGGACCTACATCGCTGGGTCTACGCTGGGCGCCGGCGCCACCAGTGTGGCGGTTCCCAAGGACAGCCTGCAAGGGATGCCAGCCCTGCCGTTCTACGGCGTGTGGGACGACAGCGGCAACGAGGTGGTGCTTGTCACCGGCTACGACGCCAAGGCCAGGACCCTCACTGTCGTGCGCGGCCAGCGCGGCACGACGGCGGCCACCCATGCCTCGGGCTCTCTGCTCTACTGGGCGCCCTGGACCTGCGACCTGGTCTATGGTTGGACCGGCGCGGGCAGCGCCTCGCTGTGGGTGGATGACCGCTACAAGCCCATGCCGCTGTCCACCACGTCCAGCGCCAGCGACAACAGCACCTGGTACATGGCCAGCGGCCTGGCCGAGATGGTGACCAGCGGCGACCCGGCGCTGCTGCAGCCGCGGGCGGGCGGATGGGAGCCGCGCCTGGTAGGCCCCAGCGACCGGGAGAAGGCGACCGGGAAGGGAGACCAGTACTGGCTCTACAGCCCCTACGTGAACTCCAACCCCACGATCCGGATCGGGGTGGAGTACGCCGGCCGCAAGTACCAGGGGAGGCTCCTGACGGACGGGTGGCGCCTTGTCAGCCCCATCGGGATCTCGACCTGGGCTTTCAGCTGGGCCACCAACCTGGACCACAGCAGCGCCCGCGAGGCCGGCCTGGCGCTCTGGGGTGTGGACAAGCACGGCCTGGCCCAGCGCCTCTTCCTGACCTCCGGGGCCCTGCGCATTGACGCGGCGGCCGGCGGCAGTGGGTCCGACTCCCTGAGCCCGGCCCGGAACGCCTACGAGCTGTTGGCCCTGGTGGAGCCCTGGGACCCGGACCTGGATAGTAGCTTCGCCAGCGCATCGAGCGAGCCGAGCCCGGCGGTTGAGCCGACCGTCGGGGACTACTGCTACCTGGACAGCAACGTGATCACCTTCGCCACGGCGGAGCGTCTGACCTTCGTGGCCGGGTCCAGGGCGGACATCTACCAGTTCGGGCGGCCGGACGCAGCGGCCACGCTGGCCACCAGCCTGGACACGCTCTACCTGGATGGGTTGGTCTGCGCCCTGAACGAGACGCTGAGCCTCAGCGTCTCGGCCCGCACCATCACGGGCACCAACAGCCTGCCCTTCCGGCACTGGACCCGCGGCCCCATCCCCCGCCTGCCGTCCGGGACCAACAACGTGACCCTGACGGAGACCGGCATCGGCACCGTGGAGATGGGCGTGTCGTCGCACCGGGGGGAATGGAACTGATGGCGATCCGGGTCTACGCCTACGCCACCGACAGCGGCGAGCCGCTGGGCGAGTGGGATGCCACCGGCGAGTGCGAGCTGGCGTTTGCCGGCTGGGGCTTCGATGCCGGCAGCGTCTCGGCGCCTAGGGGCAGCAGCTGGCTGCAGAGCGGGCGCCTGCTGCCGGGAGGTGGCGGTGTCACCCTGCGGATCGATGCTACCGAGGACGGGGCGCCGTCGGTTGCCCTTGGCGAGGTGGAGAGCCTGCAGGCCGCCAGCGGCGACTTCGGTGACGTGTCGGTGAGGGTGGGCGGGCCGGCGGCCTGGCTGAGCGACCTGACGGTGCCCGCCATGGCTGAGCGGGAGGCATCCGGGGCCACCATCCTGGCCTATGTCCTGCGCAACCACCCGGGCGACCACCGGCTGCGGCTGGGGCGCATGGCGGCCGGCAGAGCCGCCACCATCCGGCTGGACGGGCAAAGCATCTGGGATCTGCTCACCGGGCTGGAGAAGGACCGCGGCGAGCTGTTCCGCCTGGAACCCCTGGAGGACGCCCTGGGCTGGTGGGTTCATCTGGGGGATGGCCTGGAGGATGCCACCGACCGGATTTTCCTGGAGGGGGGTCTGAACTGTGGGTGGTCGCTGGACATCGCCGTGAAGCGGCGCGCCGAGGACCTGACTATGGTGGGCTACAGCATGGGGCATCCCAGCGACCAGGTGCTGGGGATGACGATCCCCCGGCCCGTGATGAATGCCCAGGCGCCCCACATGCCGGACGTTGGGGCGGGTCTTGTGGCGCGCCAGTTGGCAGGGCAGGGGCCGGTCATCATCCGGCCGGACCTGGTCAGCCCGCAGGCCGTGGAGCTGGCCCTGCGGGCGGCGGCGGCCAGACTACCGGCCCCCGCCTTGGCCGAGCTGGAAATCACGACGGCCGCGCTGTGGCCCGTGGTGCGGCCCCAGCAGCTGGTAAGCGTGGCGATTGACGACGAGCCGACGGGGCTCTTCGAGCGCTGCATCGGGCGGGTTCTGGCCACCAGCTACAAGCTGGGACGTGAGCAGGGTATGAAGGCTGCCGTCGAGCTGTGGCCGGTGAAGGGGGTCTGACGTGGGCGCGATCTTCGACCACTACACCAGCGCGGTCATCCTGAAGCGGGCTGGGCATGACGCCATGGGGCGCCTGGACGAGCTGGAGGCGCGCATGGCAAGGATCGAGCGGTCGATGGCGTTCCAGCAACGGGACTTCCGGGGGGTCATGGTGTACGGCAACCCCGGCCGGCTGGTAGTGCGTCCGTCCGGCAGAGACCGGATGCTGGAGCTGGGGAGCTCGAACGACTCAATCAACGTGGCGGGTGGCGCCGGCGGCGGTCGCGGCCGGATCAACATCTACACGGGGATCGCATGAAGGGCCGCCTTGGCTGGGCGATCATGGGGCTCGGTGTGAGGCTCCTGGATCTGGGCGACCGCCTACTGACGCTAGGCGCTGGCCTGGCGGCCATCGTGCCCCCTCCCGGAATGCATGAGCGGGTGAAGGGGCGCCCGTTGGAGGCGAACAAGCGGCAGAAAGCCGTGGACGATTGGCTTTTGAATCCTAGGAATTGGGGGGACCATGTCTGACGAGAACGTGTTGGAGCGGCTGGCACGGCTGGAGGAGCGCCTGCTGGCCATCGTGCAGCGCCTGGAGAACCTGGAGGGAGACCGGGCGAAACTCGTTTGGCTCATCGTTGGCGGCGTCGTTACCGGCCTGCTGTCGATGGTCGTGGTGGCAGGGAGGTAATGGTCATGATCTGGGACATTCTGCAGGCGGTTGCCACCGTGCTGGGTCTGGCGGTCATCGCAGCAGCCGGACGACTGATCCACCGGATGGGAGGCTGACATGCCCCGTCTGGCGATGGGTCTGCACATCCAGGGCGGCGGCGCCAACGGCCTGGCGGCCGCCTACATCCGCGCCGTGCGCCCGAGCATGGTCAAGTGGATCGACCACGCGGACCCGGCCCTGGTAGAGCTGGCCAACAGCGTCGGGGCCATCACGGTGCTCCGGGTCTATGAGCCCGACCAGCGCCTGGAGAGGGCGTCGGACTACCTGGCCCGCGTCGAGCAAGCCATCTTGGCGAACCCAGGCGTCCGGGCCTTCGAGGTCAGCTTCAACGAGGCGCACCAGGACGCGGCGGACCTGGCGGCCAAGGCACAGGCCGACATCCTGGGGATGAGACTCTGCGAGCGGCACGGGAAGAAGGCGGTCATCGGCAGTTTCTCGGTGGGGATGCCGGACCTGACACACTGGCCCCTCTACCGTCCGGCCCTGGAGCATGCAGCGCGGCACGGCCACTACCTTGGCCTGCACGAGTATGGCGGCGGCAGCCCAGGGATGCGGCTCATGGTGACCGGCGACGGGCCAGCGGCGAGGGGCTGGGCCTTCCTGCGCTACCGGCGGGTGCTGGACTGGGCCAGGGCGGCCGGCTGCCCCATGCCCAAGCTCCTCATCACCGAGTGCGGCATCGACCAGCTGGGCCAGGCAGACCTACCCACGCGAGGCTGGCGCACGATGCCGGCCGGGTACGACTACCCCGCCGACCTGCGCTGGGCGGCTGAGCGGCTAGGCGAGGACGAGGCAGTGGCTGGCTGGTGCGACTTCGGCTGGGCCTCGGAGGACCCCCAGTGGCACCCGTTCGACCTGAGCCGGGATAGCGCCGTTCTGGAGCGCGTGATCTCCCTGCAGGCCTCTCTCCCCGACGCCCCCGCGGCCCCGCGGCCCGCACCTCCCCAGCCCCCCAAGGAGCCAGCCATGCCCGACATCGGAGCCATGCTCGCCGCGGAGTTCGGCGCGCTCTACAGCGACATGCGGGGCAGCCTCCCGCGGAACCCCGGCGGCCCCGCCGGCGACTTCTCGCGCCGGGCCCTGGGCCAGATCGAGATGCTGGCCGTGCACCACACGGCGGCAGACCGAGCGCAGTCCTGGCAGGCCATCGCCCAGGCCCACGTCACGGGCCGCGGCTGGGCGGGCATTGGCTACCACATCGGGATCCGCCTGGGGCAGGTGGCCTACCTCGGCGACGCCAGCCTGTCGCGGGCCTGCTGCGCCGACCAGAACCACCGCGTGCTCTGCGTCTGCCTCACCGGCAACTACGAGACGGGCCAGGTGGACAAGGCCGACGAGGAAGCCCTGCGGCGCGTGGTGGGCGTGGTGCAGCGCTGGAGCCAGGCTGTCCTGGGCCGGCCCCTGAAAGTGCTGGGCCACCGCGAGGTGCCCGGCCAGGCCACGGCCTGCCCCGGGCGGCACCTCCTGCCGCTGGTGCACCAGCTGGCGGCCGGCGGCACCGCAGCCCCAACGCCTGCGCCGAACACTGCCGCCCTGCTGAGCGAGGCCGACCGCCTGCAGACCGTGCGGCTCAACCCGGCCTCGGCCCTACAGCGGGCCATTGCCCGCGATGGCTTCGTGCCCACCTCGGACGAGTTCAAGCACCAGGGCGTCGTGGCCCAGCGGGCCGAGCGCCTGACAGACGGCACCGTCCGGGTCTACTACGTCCGCCCCGGCGACTGGCACGACGTCCACTGGGCCGAGCGGAAGGCCGCCTGATCGTGACCCCCCGGGCGCCATGCCCGGTCACCCAAACCTGAGCAACAAGGAGAGACCCCCATGCTCACCATCCTGACCCTCGTCTTCGCCCCGGCCGTCTGGCTGCTCCAGGCGGTGGCCCCCGAGTTCCCCGTCCCCGGTTGGCTGATCGGCGCTTTGCCGGTCCTGGCCTTCGGCCTCACCGAGCTGATCGTCCGCATGGGCGGCAGCCTCACCGGCGACCAGAAGCGGGCGCTCTACCGTGCCGTCTGCCTGACCATCGTGGGCGCCCTGGTCCTGTTCGGCCAGGCACCGGTCCCCTTTGACCTGCCGGCGACCCCGGCCAACCCCCTGGATCCGGATGCGGTCGGCGCCTTCGTGGCGGCCCTGCTCGCCTACGGTGGCGCGGTCTTCACCTGGGCCTGGGGCGGCGGCAAGACGCTGCACGACCTGCTGGACGCCGCCGGGCTCAAGGCCTGATCCGATTACATGGGGCGGGGGTGGCCGGCTGGCTGCCCACGCCCTCCCCTCTGCAAGGAGCAAGACCCATGAACAAGGAACAACTCATCGCTCGCCTAGCCGAGCGCCTGGACAGCACGAAGGTGCAGGCGGCGGAGATCGTGACTGCCCTCTTCGCCCCGGACGGGATCATCGCCGACGAGCTGGCTGCCGGCGGCGAGGTGGCCCTCATGGGCTTCGGCGTGTTCGAGGCCCGGCCGGTGGCGGCCCGCCAGCATCGCAACCCCAAGACCGGCGAGCCCGTCACGGTCCCGGCCCATCGGCGGCCAGCCTTCCGGGCGGGCAGTGGCCTGAAGGACAGGGTGGCGGCCTGATGACCGCGGCCGAGGGCCTGATGGTCCTGGGGATCCTGCTGTTCGCCGCCGGCGAGGTGTTGGCGCTCAGCGGCCCAGACCTGACCGCCTCCGAGCGGGTCCGCATCTGGACCGGTCGCAGCTCTGCGCGGCGCTTGGCGCTGGCGGTGCTGCTGGTCCTCCTCTACACACACACCGTTCACGGCTGGCCCTGGTAAGGGCCGAGGAGCGCAACATGGCAACGACCAAGGCAGAGATGGCGACGGCCCTCGGGACGGATGAGACCACGCTGGACATGATGGTGGGGCTGGTCGCCGGGATGCGGGAGGCGGGCCTGGGGCTGGACCAGCTCGCCGCCTGGGTTGGAACGATGGCCCTGGCCACTGCCAACGCAAAGCTGGAGGGACTGGAGACCGCCATCGCGGCGGCTGACTCTGCCATCTCCTCTCCACGCGTGGCTGCCGTCGAGGCGATCCAAGCGGCCCGGCAGCGGGTCGACCTTGCGCGGGCAAGGATCAACAGCGGGGCCTATCCCGAGGCCGAGCAGGCTGCGGCTACGACTGCAGGGCTGGTGGCGGGGCAGGCGGTCGGGGGGCTGGCCACCGCGATGGGTGCCCAGGCGCAGGCGCTGGCCGCGGCGCTGGGGGGCTGATCCGTGGCGTGGTACACGGCCCCCTCTGGTGTCACTTGCTTGGCCGCCTATGACGCCATCGGCGCCTCGTCGCTGTCTGACAGCTACACCAACGAGGCCAACCCGGGCACCTACACGGCGGCGCCGGGTGTGGCCCCAACGTGGGCGCAGGGCACGGGGTGGTCGTTCAACGGGTCCACGCAGTACCTGACCCTGGGGCTATCTGCGGCGACGAGGCCGGTCAGCTACATCATCAGAATGACGCCGGCGGATGCGTCATCGTCCCTGCAGGCCCCGCTGGCCGCCTCCGCTTCGGGGGGCTTGATGTTCGACTTCCGCAACAGCGGGACGGTCGATATTCGCTTCCTCAAGCAGAGCCTGGTCGTCATCGGGTCATCCACGGCTCAGTTGGTCCAAGCTGCCAATGTGGTGGTGGCCATCACGTATTCCGGCGTGGGGGCTTACGCCATCTACAAGAACGCGGGAACGCCGGCGACTGGAACCAACAACCAGACACCATCAGCGTCAACGCTTCAGGTGTCTGGCCAGGCGAGCCGGTTCTTTCACGGGGACGTAGCGGCGTTGGCCGTGTATGACGGCGTGCTGACCGCCGACGACGTGACGGCCATTACTACCGCCATGAACGCGCTACCAACCCTGTCCGCCCCAACCATGCTCCAGCACCACGCGGCCATGCTGGCCGGCGGAGGCAGGCCATGATCATCGCGCCGGGAGCAACGTCCCGCTCCATCACCGTCTACGCCTACGATGCCACCACGGGCCTGCCCTACACCACGGCGGCCTACAACGACGCGGGGATCGCGCTCTGGTACCGCAGGGGCGTCACCGGGGCGAAGACCACCATCACCCCCGCCACGCTCTCGGCCCTGACCGATGCCTACAGCAGCGGCGGCTTCAAGGCGGTGGCCGAGAACGCCTACCGCCTGGACCTCCCCGACGCGGCGCTGGCGGCTGGGGTGGACATGGTGACCATCGGCGGCAGCGCTACGGCGTGGAAGCTCATCCCCCTGGAGGTCGGCCTGGAGACCCCGCAGACCGGCGACAGCTACGCCCGCATCGGGGCCAACGGGGCGGGCCTGACCAGCGTTGGCGACACCAGCGGGACCACCACCCTGCTGTCCCGCCTGTCCTCGGCCCGCGCTGGCTACCTCGACAACCTCAGCGCGGGGGCGGTGGCCCTGGCGTCGGCGGTAGCGTCGGCGGCCTCGGACATCACCACGCTGCTGTCCCGCCTCACCAGCACCCGGGCTGGATACCTGGACAACCTGTCAGCCGCCCCGCCCACCGGGGCAGCCATCGCAGACGCCGTGTGGGATGAGGCCCTCAGCGGCCACGCCACGGCGGGTACTACCGGCGCGGCTTTGTCCACTGCCGGCTCGGCCACAGACCCCATGACCAACGCCGCCAGCGGCTACGCCAGCGGCACCCTGGGCGCCATCATCAGCCGCCTGACAGCGGCCCGCGTGACCGTCTCCAGCTTCCTGTCGGAGGCGGGCGACATGCTGGAAGTGGTCGCCGGGGCGGACTACAACGCCACGGACGGCGCAGCCTTCGACTGGACCCAGGACACAGGCGCCTGGCCGGACCTGACGGGAGCCACGGTGGTCTGGCACGGACGGTCGAGGACCGGGGCCACCCAGACCTACAGCATGAGCGTGACGGACGCCACGGGGACAACCAAGGCGGTCCGGCTGGAGCTGACCGCCGCCCAGACCACGGCGCTGGCGGCGGTTGCCACGGGGGTCTGGACCTTCGCGGTCTGGGCCACGCTCAGCAGCGGGCGCAATGCCCGCCTGGTCCGGGGCTCCGTCCCCGTAGTGGATGGCCCGGGGCCGTCATGAGCCCTTGTGCCAGTTGCTACGCGGGGTCCAAGAGAGAGTTGTCTGCCTCGACCTTGTAGCCGCCGGTCCGCCATCGCCGGACTGACCTCTCGTGGACGCCCATCTTGGCGGCCACATCCGCCGGCGATTGTCCGGACCGAAGCAGCTCCAGCGCCTTTGCCTTGTCCGGGGCGGTCCGGGCAGCGGCAGCGCGTCCGGACACTGCTGCGCCCGTCCGGCTCTCTGTCCGGACAGTCCCCGCGATGTCCGGCGCCTTCGTGGCCGTGTCCGGCACCCGCCGGGCCGCTCTGCGCTGGCCAGCCGCCAGCTCGTGTCCGGCCAGGACAGCGGCCAGGTATTGCAGCGGCATCAGGGATCCCAGGAGAGCCCTGACAGGGCTGTGGCCAGCGTGGCCGTAGTCCCAGGCAGCGGCGCAGGACACCCCTACCAGGAACAACTCCATGGCCCAGAGCTTCCGGGTGGGGGACATGGACAGGACCAAGCCCACGGACAGCACTACCAGCTCGAAGCCAGCTGCGTTGAGCCACAGCCAGGTTGGTGACCAGTTTGGATGTAGGGTGGCCAACCAGTCGCGGATGACATGGGTCTGAGACACGGCCATGACCAGGCCGGCCAGCAGAACCAGAAAAGCGGCAGTCCCGCGGGAGTACAGCAGGCGGTAGGCTGCGGGAGCTTGATCGTTCATGGGTCCGTCCTGTACGTTGCCACGTCCCCCACCTCCCAGAGGTCGGGAAGCGGGGCGGCTGAATGCGGCGGTTTTAGTAACCCATCCCTCATCTGCCTGGAGCGCATCTGGTCCAGAGCGTTGAGGGCTGAAACCCGGCGCTGGTAATCCAAGCTATCGGTCGGGAAACCCAGCTGGCCACCATAGAGAAGGGCGGGGGGCATGGGGGACGCCTCGGGCGTCCGTCCTCGCCAGGCATAGATTCCAGCCACCACGCCCACCAGCAGCAGGGCCAGGACGGTATGCCAACCGGTCCAGGTCCGGGCCATCGCATAGACGAGGCCTGCGCCCAGGCCGAGGCCCAGGACGATCCCCAGCAGGCCCAGGTAGGACTCGGCGGCGGCGGTGGGGCGGGACTGTTCTGGAGGCACCTATGCCACCTTTCCACCTGGCGGGAATGCCAGGATTTGTCCGCCGACGCCTGCGGGGGGGCCCTGTTGCAAGGCGGCAAGGCGGAATACCTCTTCGCGCACCCGGCCCGCTCGTCGGGGATGGATGCCCCATCGGCGCATGATGGCGTTCGCGCTGGGGGGCTGGCCGGTCTCCTGGAACTCACCCCAAGCCCAGGTCAAGGCCTGGCTGTCGTCCGCCTTCTGGTAGCGAGCCTGCACAGGAGCGGGCACCGCCGTCACAACCGCGGGGGTGGCCCCATCGTCATGAGATGGCGGCCCTACGTAGGGCACAAGACTCGAGCAGACGCGACGACCGCGCGCCCTAACGCCAAGTATAGAACATTTGTTTGGATAGGTCAAGCGGTGCACATCCGTAGCAGGGGCGCCAACTCCCGCGATAGTAGTTGCAGATTTTGCCGTCCTGGTGACGGTCATGGTCTGCCTTCTCAGTCTGCCATCCCTGCCACCCGCATGGCAGCCAGGCGGCGGTGAGCGGTGCGGATCGAGATGTCATCCCGTGCTGCCAACTCTGCCGCCGATGGCAGGGAACCGGGGGCCGGGTCTGCCACGCCTGCCACGCCTGCCACGGGGGCGACTGCCACGGGCCTGGCAGAGCGGCGGGCGGCGGCAGCAGGCTCTGCCACGGGTGTGGCAGAGGTGGGCCTGCGGTCTGTCCTGCCACGCGCCACCGGCAGCACATGCAACACCTCATCCAGGGCCCGGTGGCCAAGCATCGCCAGGGCCGGGGCGATGGCAGAGCCGATGAGCAGGTCGGCCACGCTGGCAACCTGGCCGACCCAGCCTGGCAGGGTGCGCTGGTCCAGCCCGTAGCGGAGGTTGACGTACACGCTCAGCCCGACCCCTGCCCAGAGGGCGTGGTCGACGGCCGCGGGCGCCTGGCCGTGTGGCACACTGGAACGGGCCAGGAGGGCGGCCAGGATCAGGGCGTCGAGCATGAGGGCGGCGCCGTGCGCGGCCACCTGCCAGCCGGCGGGGGCCCAGGGGCGGAACCACGCCACCAGGTGCGGGTAGCTCCAGGACATGGCCCCCAGGATCGGGACCCAGAAGGCGACGTAGAGGGCGTGGCGGCGGGTCATGCTCGCTCTCCCCAACCTCCCTCCGGCCGCTTAATGGCTGGCTGTCCGTCCGGTACGCCCCAGTCGGCCACCTGGAACTGCCCGGTCTCGTCACCCCCGTGCCCGTCCTCCAGCCCGAAGCCGGCCAGGTATCGGCGCTGCTCGCGCTCCTGGACCCGGCTCTCCAGGTCCCGCAGGCGGGCCATCATGAGCGGGTCATAGCCGGGGAAGCCTGCGGGGTACTGCTGCCCGGGGCTGCCGGGCATGCTCATGTTGATGGTCGGTGGGCCGGCCTGCTGGCGGCGGTCGGCGAGGGCGACCCCCAGGGCCTGCGACATGAGGGCGAAGCCCAGCGCCAGGGCCAGGAGGCCGCCGGTCAGGGCGACGGCGGTGTGGGTGCTGGTCCAGGTGCGCTGGATGGCGAACCCCACCGGGAGCCCGATGGCGAACAGCCCGATGGCAAGGATGGTGGCGGCGCGCTCTCCGATGGACATGGTCTACTCCTTTGGCGACGCCCGCAGCGCCGCCGCCTGGTTGCCAGCGTCGATTGCCTTTGCGATGGTGCGGTGGGGCTCGGTCCATTCGATGTATTGCTGACCATCAATGAGCAAAAGGCCCATCAGTTCCCAACCGGACCCCCCGAGGCCTCCATGCCAGAGGACACGCAACCTGGTCCCTGGTAGATACCACCCCGCACCGTAGCCCGCCGGAAGCCCCTTGACCCTGTCACAGCGGCGCCAGCCAGTGGCCTTGGCCACTCGCGGCCCGAGCCTCCGTCCATCTCGGCTCAGCACATTGATCGCAGCGTCTTTCGTGCTCATCCCACCCCCTACTGTCCTACTGCCCTACCGGCAGGGAACCGAATCAGCGGCCGGGCGGGCCGTTCGCCTTGCCCAGTAGGGGGGTAGGGGGGTAGGGCCGCTGCTGCGGCAGCGGCATCGCGGATCCGGCGGGCCCGGTCCATCCCCACGCGCAGGCAGCGCTGGATGGCCGTGGCGCTGGCTGGCTCCCCTCCCTCCCCGTTCTCCAGGGCCCAGGCGATGGCCTCGGTGTCGTCCTCCCGCACGTGGCCCGGGTGGACGTCGACCATCGGACTATCGGCAGTCGATAGTTCCAGGGTGTTCAGCTCCAGCGACTCCACTCGCCCGATCCGCCCCCACACCTCCCCGCCCGGCAGACAGGCCTGGAAGCGCACCGGCGGCGCACCGCCCACCACCAGCAGCATGTCGCCGCGGCCCAGCAGGCGCTCGGCCCCCGGCACCCCCAGGACCTGCTTGGAGGCGGTGGCGTCGTGGACCCGGCCGGCAATGCGGATCGGGGCGTTGCTGGTCAGGCGCCGGTCCAGGACGTCCTGGCGGATGTACTGGGTGGCGACCACCAGGTGGACCGCATGCTTGCGCCCGCGCTCGGCGATGTCGCGGAGCAGGCCCTGGGCGAAGGGCGAGAGCATCTGGGCCTCGTCCACCATGACCACCACCCGCCAGCCATCCGGGGCGGCGCCGAGGCGGTCGACTGCCCAGCAGAGCGCGGCGTCCACCTCGCGGGGGTCGGCGGCGATCACGTGCCCGGTGCCCTGGAAGGGCGCCCAGCTCGAGCCCTCCATGTCGAGGAGCACCAGGCGGGTCTGAGGTCGGCGGGACTCGAGCAGGGCCCAGGACCGGAGCAGCTCGGTCTTGCCTCCCCCCGTCTGGGCGCCGACCACCGCGTGCGGGGTGCTGCCCCCGAGCTGCAACGTCACCGGCTGCCCGGTGGCGGCGACCCCCAGGACCGGGCCGGCCGCCTCCAGAAGGACGGGCCGGGCATCGTAGCGGGGCACCTCCACCACCAGCCAGCGGCCCTGCTGGCGCAGCGAGACACCCTCGCAGTCGAGCGCCACCTCGAGGGCCGCGGCGCGGCGGACAGCCCGTTCCATCTTGGCGACGGGCACCTGGAACCGATAGACCGTGACCCGCGGGCCCCGGACATGCAGGCCCGGGCGGCTGGGGATGTCGACCGCGGCCAGGGCGGTTCGGATCTGCCTGACGCGCCAGGCCTCGGCCGGCGGCATCTGGGGGGCGAAGGGCGGCGCGGGGGATCGGCGGGCCAGGCTGAGGGTGGGGAACGCGATCATGTTGCCTCCGATGTGCTGTCCTCCGGTGCCGCCGGCCAGCGAAATGCGCAGCGCCGGCAGGTGATCTGCATGTGCTCGCGGGGCTCCCGGTAGGGGAGCGGGGCGGGTCGCTCGGCGAGCTCGTCGCCGGCGGCGGCGATCCACTGCATCTGGTGCGTCGGTGGCGGCACGAGCTTGCCGAGCCCCGCCCCACACTCGGGGCAGACAGGCACCATGGAGCAGGGCTCGTAGCGGCACTTCGGGCAGGCGGCGTCGATGCTGGGCAAGGGGGCCAGAACAGGCGTTCCCATGACTCGGTGTCCTCCGGTTGCGGCGGCTATACTCTGGCTGCCGGATGTCCTCCGGCTCGGCCGGGCGGGAGGTCGTGACTCCCGCCCGGCCAACCTGGTCCTCAGGCCGACTGGTTCACTGGTCCTCGTTCAATGGCCGGCGAGTCGCCTGCGTGGTGGCAGGTGCCCTCGCTGAACAGCAGGTGGTCGTGCTCCCGGTCGATCATGCGTCGGATCATCTCGCACCGGTTGACCCCAGAGCCGGCGGCCAGGCGGCCGAGCTTCTCCATATGAACCGGCGACAGGTGCACGTGCATGCGTGTGCTCTTCATGCCCACGATTCTAGGTGGGCTGTCAATCCTATCGGCGACCTTCTAGCGACCTTTGGCGCGGACGCTTGCGCCCCATGCACGGACAGAATACCCCATACACGGACGGCAGGACGGGCATTGTTGGGCCTTGAGCCGTATACACGGACAGCATAGTCTGAAACTTTTAAGCAGGATACGCACAGATACGGGGAAAGAGGGGCTTGACAAACGAAGACGAACGACTTATACTGGGCGCCACATAAATGAAGCGGCCCCGCGCGGTGTACAACCACCAGCACGGGGCCTAGGCCAGACGAACAAGGAGGTTCACCCGGCCATGACCCCGCAGTATAGCACCCGCCTACCAGTCGCCCCCGTCGCCCCGCCGCCCTCGCGGCACACCACCCTTGCCCCGTTCATTGTTTGCGCGGATGCCCACGTGTACCACTTGGCTGAGGAAGACGCCGAGGGCAACACCCTCCGGACCAGCATCTGCGGTCAGGTGGAGCAGCACCCGGCCGGCGGCAGATACCGCAGCGGCCGCCGCAAGCCCCAGGGCTCCTGGTCCACCCCCCGCTACTACCGCTGCTGCTCGGTCTGCAGCACCATCGCCCAGGCGAGGGACCAGGCCGAGCTGAGCGAGGATGCCCGGATCATGCGGTCCCTGACGGCGATCGCCCGCGACCGCACGGACGACGAGCTCTGGCCCGCGGCGAAGTACGACGGCAACCACCCTATCCGCCTCATCGCCCGCGCGGTCGCCGTGGCCGAGCTGAACCGCCGCCTGCGCGAGCAGACCGGCCGGAAGGCGGTGGCTTGATGGACACCCCCCCGACCAAGGCCGAGCCCTGCCGCATCTGCGCCGGATCCGGTGGCGAGAGTGAGCGCGAGGTGTTTGCCTACCGGGACAAGTTCGGTGCCAGGATCCAGTCGCGAGGCTGGGTGCGGTGCGAGCACTGCAAGGGCACCGGCACCGAGCCGGCGGCCCCTGTTGTCCAGCAGGGCTTCTACACCGTGGCCGACCTGCACCGGGGGCTGTGCCAGCAGGAAGGCGGCGCCGCATGAAGACCGTCATCCTGGCCCTCCTGACTGCCGTCCTGGTGGTCGCCGTGATCAACGGCGGCCTCGGGGTCTGGGACACCGACATGGACGCCCGCGAGGCGATGGACCGATGCCTGGCCCGCGGCTACACGCTGGCCGACTGCACGAAGGGAGAGTGACGCATGCCCATCCATGGACTTACGATCCAGACCCCCCGCTGGCCGCGCCTCGGAACCCTCCGCAAGGGGGCTGCTGCGGAGGAGAACGGGGGCAAGAGGAGCATCGGCAAGGACCTTGACCACCAGCTGCGATTCGTCGGAGTTGACGACGAGATCACGGCGGACTGGATCGCCCAATTCGGCCAAGTGGTCATCACGAGCCTGCGAGTCAACCTGCCTTACGCCACGGTCGATGAGTGCTGGCAGGCATGGCGGGAGCACTGGGTAGCGGGGGGCCTGGTCTACCGCTGCGATGGCCGCCAGCACCCACTCTGGTACGACCCGAAGGGCGGGCCCAAGCACGAGGGCGCCTACGTTGCCGACAACCCCCGGCCCTGCCCTGGCCCAGGCGTGTGCGAGGCAAAGGCAGTCGGCCGGCTTGAGATCATCCCACGGGACTTCGGGCGCATGGGGACTGTGTGCCTCCTGACCACCTCGGTCAACGACATCGCCCAGTTCGACGGCAGCCTGCGACAGCTGGCCCTCCTGGTCGGCGATCTACGCCGAGTTCCGATGATCGTGCGACGCGTGCCACGCCGGATCTCAACCCCTGGCGGAAACGGCACCCGAGTTCGACGCATGAAGTGGGGGCTCCACCTGGAGATCGACCCCGTGTGGTCGCGGCAGATGATTGCCGCCCACGCCTCCGGAACCCGGGTCCTCCCTGGTCCTGGTGAGGACGTCAACCTATTGGAGGACGCCGGGGTGGTGAACGAGGAGGCAATCACCGAGGGAGCCATCAGCCTCGACATCACGCCACCGATGGATGACACCTCAGACGGCGATGACGCGCCTTCCTTGGAAGGCCTGGGCGACGAGCACTGGACGCCGCAGGTCGAGGCCTGCACGACCGTCGCCCAGGTCGAGGACCTCCTGAAGCAGATGGGTGGCATCGAACCCCTGCCGCGCCGGGCCAACACCCAGCGGCTTGCCTACCTACGCATCGTCCAGCTGCTGACGCCCCACATCGCGTCAGCAAGGCGTGAAGGGCTGGCAATGATCCGCCAGAAGCTGGAGGCCCTGCCGATCGAGATGCCCGCAGTCAGCCAGGCCATCGACATGGTCATGGGTCGCGAGGAGGCCTTTGCCAACGCGGCGGTGGCCGGGGTCATCGATGGCCAGGCCCGGCGGCTGCCTGTCGGAGCAGGGGCATGATCCAGCACGACATCCCCAACACCCTCGGCCCGATGACTGGCCAGGCCAACGCCGCCTTCATCCTGGCCCAGGAGCTGCTGGCCATGCGGGCCGACCTGGCCCAGGTCATCCGCGCAGGCGACCGGGCCGTCCGCGGCGCCAGGCTCGTCGAGGTCCACGGGCAGGCGGTGGTGGTCCTGGGGGCCGAGGAGTGGCGGCAGGTACTCCTGGCCATGATCGCCGCCGGTGAGCGGATGGTCGGGCAGAAGGGGGCCATGAACGGGTCGATGAACTGAGCCGATGCAGTGCGCAGGCACCCGCCGCGAGGGCGGGAAGGCCACCCGGCCGCGGAGCCGGGACGCCCGGCAGGAGGGCGGCGCACACCTGAACGGGGCCGAGAGGGCAGGCGGGTCCTCGGTATCATCCACCCGCGTCCAAGGCGGTGCAACTCCGCCTCCCGTTCCAGTACCGACTGGTGGATACCGCTGGCGCCCACCCGGGGGCCGGTCCTGGCAACAGGGCCGCGGGGCATCGAAGCCCCGGCCAGCACAAGGCGGCGGTGAATTCTCGACCGTCGTGGGTGGCAGAAGCCACCGCCGCCGACAACTGATATCCGATGGGGGGAGGACCGGTTCTCCCGGCAAGGTTCCCCGGTCCTCCCCCTGACCCAACTAGAGGTCAGCCATGCATTCTACAGCAGTGCCGGCTATACCGGCTGAGGCCTTTTTGCCTCTGGTGGACGCGCTTTGGCCGGAGATCGTCCGGCGCCTTGAGCGCCTCGACCTGGTGCCAAGACCACCCCGCGAGGTCCGCGACGACACGCCAACCAAGCACACCGGGGCCGTCGTGTCGATCGCGACGGCCGCCGCCTTGACGGGCCGGACAGAGAACCAGCTCAACGACCTCATCACTGGTGGCCGCATGCCGGTGGTGGATCTCTTTGCGGGGCGCCGATCCCGCCGCCTCCGGGGTATCCCCAGGCCCTGGTGCGACATGATCGACACTCTCAAGCGCGGCGGTTTGCTACCCCCGGTGACGCGCGAGAGCGTCAACCTCTCCCACTTGCCGGCGATCATGGGGGCTGCGCTGGTCGCCAACGAGCTGGGCATAGCGCGATCGACGGTCCACCTTCTCGTGAAGCGAGGAGCTTTGAAGGGCAGCGGAGACGGGCACCGCTCCTGCCGGATCAGCCGCACCGACTTGGAGAACTACCTCTTCGAGCGGATGCACGAGGCGGCGTTCTACTGGAACACCGAGCGGGGAGGCTGACATGCGCTCCGACTTGGAGAACACCAGCCTTCCCCCTGGCCGAACAGGCCTTGTCCTGACCACCATCCTGCGCTACGCCACCGAGCACTCCGGCATGATGCCGACAGTGCGGGAGATCATGGCGCTCGCAGGCATTTCGTCAACCAGCGTGGCGACCTACCACCTGGGTAAGCTCCACGACCTCGGTCTGATCGTCCTGGCGGACGACATCCGCGCCCGGATGATCCACGTCCCGGGTGCTACCTGGACGCCCCCGGCTCACCTTGCGCACCTGGTACGGCTGGTCGGCGAGGCTGCGGCATGAAGAAGCCCCTGCAGCCGGCCGACTGGCCATTCACGAAGATCGTGTTCACCCCGCCGCAGGACCAGCAGGTCGACCCTGCCACCTTCAAACCCGTGGTATGCCCCGTCTGCGTGAACAACCCGGACGGAGTGTGGTCAACGCTACATAGCCGCTGGCGCCCCTGCAACGTCTGCGGCGGCCAGGGCGAGATCGGCGGTGGGGCATGAGCACCGACGACCAGGGCCTCCAGGCCCGCCAGGACCAGGCCACCCACACCACCCAGCAGGCGGCCGTCGCCGCGCCCGGGATCACCGCCGACTGGCTCCGCCGCAACCACGAGCGCGTGGTCCGGGACCTGGTGCGGCGCTTCGCCGGCCCCACCCCCAACCGCCTCCAGCGCCGCCAGGCCGAGGCAGCCGCCCGGAAGGCCTGGCGCCAGATGCTCCGCGCCGCGGTGGCGACCGAGAGGGGAGGTGCTAAGTGATGTCAGATTGGGAGGCCTTCCCTAACGGGCACTCCACCTACCTGCAGAGTTCAGCTGTGTACGGTCCACCACCTGAACGCTCGCTGGCTCAGATCCCGGTTATCGGGGTGACCCAAGAGACAATCGAGGCTCTGACTGACGCCGAAATCGGGTCGATGCTTCGCCGATCGCTCCCTGCCCTTCGCTCCCTGCTGCAGGCGGAAGACGCCTACAGGGCGGAGGAAGAGGCAAAGATGCGCCACCGATCTTCCCGGGCCGGTGGACCCCGTGGCCGTATGACCGCCCTGTACCTGATGCATTGCCTCGGTCGCTACAAGGTCGGGGTAAGCAGGGCCCCAGATAAGCGACTTGCCCAGATCCAGATCGGAGCGCCAAGCAAGGTTGACATTGTTCAATCGGTCTGGTTCAACTCCGGGCAGGAAGCGTGCGCAGCAGAGACAGTCGTGCACGAGGCGCTCAAGGTCCACCAGGTGCATGGTGAGTGGTTCGCAACCCCTTACGAACCGGACCTATTCAGCCTGATCGGAGTGGGACAATGAGCGTCCGCGTCATGTCCCGCGTGTGGGACCACTCTGAGCAGGAGGGGAGCCGTCTTCTGGCCCTCCTGGCCCTCGCCGATTGGGCAGATGATGACGGCTACTGCTGGCCGAAGATTGCCCAGCTGGCGATCAAGTGCCGCCTTGACGAGAGAACAGCCAAGCGCTGCCTCGCCGACCTGGTGGCGGACGGGGAGGTAGAGAGGGCTGGCGGTGGCGGCAGGGGCAACCCCAGCACCTACCGCGTGGTGGTCGGAGTAAAGGGTGACAACTTGTCACCCTTTGCGGGGGATGCACCACGGCGTGAGGCTGAGGCGCGAAAGGGTGACAAACTCGCCACCGTTTCACGCGCAAAGGGTGACAAGGCCGCCACCTTTCCAGGGAGAGAAAGGGTGACACCCGTGGCCGTAAAGGGTGACAAATCCGGCTCACATATAGAGAACCATCAGGAACCGTCATTAACGACCTCAGAACAAACACCAGCTGACGCTGGTGGCGCGCGAGGGCGCGCCGCGGCGCCGGCTGCCGCCCGCAAGGCCCCCGCTGACCCTGCCCCCCACCAGGCCCTCTTCGGCGACCTGTGCCACGCGGCCGGCCTGTCGCCCAAGGACCTGGTGCCCGGCTTCCGGGAGCAGCTCGGGCAGCTTGCCGCCCGGCTCCAGGAGGAGCCCGAGGCCGACCGCCCGGACCGGAACACCCTCCTCGCCATCTACCGAGCCGAGCGCGCCGCTCTGTCGGCCCGGCTGGGCCGCGATGTCGACGCCCTCATGGTCCAGCAGTTCCGGCAGGCCATCGGCCGCTGGATCACGAGCCGGCGGCAGGAGGCCGAGGACCTCCAGGCTCGCGCCGAGCGGGCCCTTCGCGAAGCCGAGGACAACGCCCGGTGGCTTGCGGAGCGGAAGAAGGCCGCGGCGGCGACGGCGACCGGTCCCCAGACCGGAGGCGCACCGGCCGACACGTGGCGGCGGATCGCCGAGGGCCTGCGGAGCTACATGCCGCAGGCGACCTGGGACGCGTGGATCCAACACCTGCAGCCCCTGAGGATGGACGGCGGGCACCTGGTGGTCGTAGCCCCGAGCGAGATGGCCGTGGACTGGCTGTCGCAGGAGCGCGTCAGCCGGGAGCTGGGCCGCTTGGCTGACGCCGCCGGCCTGGCGGGCCTGCGCTTCGTGGTGGCGGCGGATGCCGCAGAGGAGCGTGCCGCATGATCGACCACGACACCCGCGCCGGCCGCCTGGCCTGGCTGCGCGCCAACGTCCAGCACGGCTACGCCGGCCGCCCCGGTACCAGCCCCGGCCAGCCCTTCCAGCCAGGCGCAATCACCGGGGGGCTGGATGGGCCGACACGCTACGTGGACACGATCCCCGCGCTCCGGGCCGCCCTAGATGACCCCGCCCCGGCCTGGGTGGTGTGGACGGGGCGGGGCATCCATCGCCTGGATGATCAGCTGCTCATTCGTCGGGACAACAAGACCCTGGTCCCAACAGAGTACGGCGCCCTGGTTCTCACCGGGCGCGGACTTCGGATCGACCGCGCCATGAACGTGGCGGTCTCGGGGGTGGGGGCGCTCAGCCAAACCGGGGACGCGTTCGAAGTCTCGGAGTCGCGCGTCATCGCTATCCATTGCTGCTTCGCCATGCAGTGGACAGACGGCGGCATCGATGTGGTGCGCGGCTCCACCGATGTCCTCATCAAGGACTGCTCGGTTGAGGGCGGGGGAGTCGCCAAGAAAGGCTGCCTCATCGGCGCCGACGACCGCCCCCATGCACGCCAGTTCACCGGCACCCTGGCTCACCTGGGCCTGCTGGACGACCGGCAGACCAGGGTGACCCTGGACGGCTGCACCTTCGAGAACGTGGCCGCCCGCACGCCCCTGGTGCGCCACGGCCGTGTGGTCCTGGTCAACCACCGCGTCATCGGCGGCGGCAAGGGCCCGCTGGTCGAGAGCAGGACCCGCGCCCGGGTCATGTGGCTGAGCGGTAGCGTGACTGGCGACGTCGTGGTCGCGGCCACCAGCCATGGGCCAGACGCCAGAGTGCCCGGCCTGCTGTACGTGTCGCCGCAGGTGAAGCTGAACGGCAAGGTCATCCAGGGCGCCACCTGGACCCCGAGCGGCGACGAGCTCGCCTGGGCGGCAACCCAATGAGCGCCAACCTCTGCCCCCACTGCCACCAGGCCCTCGAGCTGGTGGTCTCCGGCCGCTACGGCCTCTGCTGGACCTGCTCAGCCGAGCTCGGCCAGAACGCCTACCTGCCCATCGGCCACGACTGCCGCCACCCCTTCGGCCACACCCTGGGCCAGGCCGCCCGCGACGAGGGCACTGCCCGCGTGCTGGAGAACGCCGGCCAGGAGTGGCGGGACCAGATCGCCGCCGTCATCGACGGCCTGGCGCGCAGCCGGCCCGACTTCACGGCCGACGACGTCCGCGCCGAGGCGGAACGCACCGACGTGCCGCCGCCGCACCACCACAACGCCTGGGGCGCCGCGATGCTGGCGGCAGCCAGGCGCGGCGTGATCCAGCGGACCATGCAGCTCAGGGCCTCGGAGCGTGCCGAGGCCAACGGCCACTCCAACCCCATCTGGCGCAGCCTGACCTACAGCCACGAGCCCCTGTCCATGCCGCTCTACGCCCCCACCCCCGAGGAGGTGTGGTGATGCTTGCCGAAGACTTGGTCCGTACCGCCCAGGCAAGGGCAGCCCTGTTCGATGAGGCTCCCGCCGCCGGCCCCGCCACTGCCCAGCAGATCATCGCCACAGTGGTCGAGCAGCATAACTCGACCGACGTCGCCGCCCTCACTTCCCTGGTGCTGGACCGCATCCCGAAGGACCAGGGCACGCTCTGGCGCCTCCTGCAGCAGCTCGTCGCCAGCGAGATCCGGCGCCTCCTGACGGGGGAGGAGGGGAGCGCACCAGGCGCCAGCCTTGCCCCCGCCCCGGCCGCCGCCCTGGACATGGGGCCCGTCAGGGAGCGGGCATCGGCCCCGGCGCCGCGCCGCACCCAGCGGGCCGCGACACTCGGCAAGTGGGAGGTCTACCGCGGCACCGCCAACGACCCCCTGCAGGCAAGGGTCCACCTCGGGGACCGGTGGGCCCGGTGGGCGGACCTGACCGCGGAGGACCTGCGGGCCATCGCCAGGCGCGATGAGGCGAGCGCTACCAAGCTCCTGGCCCGGGTCGTGGCGCTTGATGCCCTGGCCGGCGACCTGGAGGCCGCCGGCTGCGAGCGGCTGGGCGACCTCCCCGGGGCCACTGAGCGGATCGGGGGCCTGTTGTGATGCTCGCCCCCACCACTACACCGACAACGGAGACCGCAGCGCATCCGCCGCAGCACGCGGCCGAACGGGAAACGTCTCCGAGCCGGGCCGGCCAGGCCGTACTACCTGCGCGCTCCAGTGCTCCAGCGCCTGGCCAACGGGGGAGGGGGGCCGAGCCACGGACGAACCCCGAACTGTCCTCGCCCCCCTCCCCCTCCCCTTGGGATGCCGTGGTCGCCCTGGCGGCCGACATCCTCGACGACATCGAGCACGCCCGGATCTCGGCCGAGAACCAGGTCCGGAGCGCCATCGAGGCGAAGGGCCTCGACCCGGTCCTGAACGCCCAGCACCTCGCGCCCCTGGAGGGCCTGGTGGGTGGCCTGCGGGACTTGGAGGCGCAGGCGGTGCGGCGCCTGCAGTCGGCCATGAAGCACCACCCGCTTGGCCCATGGGTCCAGGAGACGCAGGGCCTGGGGCTCAAGACTGTCGCCCGCTTCCTGGGGGCCGTAGGGCCGCTCGAGGCCCGCTCCATGCCGGCCCAGCTGTGGGCCTACTGCGGGCTCCACGTGGTGGACGGCGCTGCGCCTCGCCGGCGGCGGGGCGAGGTGTCCAACTGGAGCACCCGCGCCAAGACCCGCGCCTACCTGATGGCTGAGGCCTGCGTGAAGCAGGTGGGGGGTGAGACGCGGCGCCGCTCCCCCTACCGCGATGTCTACGAACAGGCCCGGGCCCACGACGCTGAGCTGCAGGGCGCCCGGCCTGCCCCGCTGACCGATGGCCACATGCACGCTCGGGCCATGCGGAAGGTATCGAAGGCGATCCTACGGGATCTGTGGGCTGAGGCCCGGAAAGGTAAAGCTGGAGCATGACCCACCTCGCCCCCGACCCCACCAACCGAGCCGCCTGGCTCTCGCGCTTCCGCCAGGGCTTTGCCGGCCGGCCCGGGACCAGTCCTGGGCAGGCGTTCCAGCCCGGCGCCATCACGGGCGGACTGAAGGGACCGACCATCGTCGCCAGCACGCAAAGCGACCTTGTCGACGCCCTGGCCATGCCGGGCCCTGCCTGGATCGTGGCCCTGCCATCGGCCGGCGGGCGCCTGGCCGAGCGCCTGGACGTCCGCCTCGACAACAAGACCGTGATCGCCCCCCACGGGCTCGAGATCGAGCGCCGCGGTCTGCGCCTGGTCGAGGTCATGAACGTGGCCATCCACGGCGTGACCGCCCGCAACGTGGCCGGCGATGCCTTCGAGTTCGTCAGCAGCCGGGTGGCCGCCTTCTCCGAGTGCCTGGCCGATGGCTGGACCGACGGGGCCTTCGACTCGGTCGAGGGATCCACCGACATCACCTTGATCGGCTGCATCGCCAAGGGTGGCCCGAAGGCCAAGAAGGGGATGCTGGTTGGCAAGAGCCCGGTCCCCTTCCAGCGGGACTACAGCGGCACAGCCAAGCATCACCTGGGCCTTATGGACGACCGCTTCGCACGCCTGACACTGATCGACTGCACCTTCGAGGGCGTCCACGTCCGCACACCGCTGGTACGCCACGGCCTGGTGGAGATTCGCGGGGGCAAGGTGGTCGGGGGCGGCAAGGGCCCGCTGGTCGAGGCCCGGGACGGGGGCAAGATTCTGTGGGTGAGCGGGCGGGTGGAGCGGCGAGGCGGCCGCCCCCAGCTGGCTGCGACTTGGCTCGGTCCCGACTCCGAAGGCCGCGGCGGCCAGCTCTACGTGTCCCCCAGCGTACAGCTGGGCGGCGCCACGGTTGACGCCAACTGGCAGCCCACGGCGGGCGAGCTGCTGGCGATGGGGGTGGGCAATGGCTGAGCGCACCCTGGAGCAATAGGACCACCCATGTTCCCCGTAGTTTTGGCCTTTTGGAGACTACCCATGAAAGAGCGCCGCGGCCGATTCGGCGCCCGGCACGAGCGCCGCTCCAGCATGCCACGTGCAGGCGGCTGGACCTACAACGCCGACGACGATACCCACTACGGCGCCGGCGCCATGGTTTGCCGGATGCATACCGGCGACTGGGCCGTCTACGACTACTGCAACCTCCCAACGCCCTTCCTCATCTCCGGCTGCGCCGAGCAGGCGAAGGGTGCCTGGGACCAGCACGTAAATGAGCTTCACCGTGAGAGCACTGAAGATCGTGCCGTCCACCCGCCCGCGTCCGACCAGGCATGAGCGCCGCCGCCGCAAGGCCATTGGCCGCCGCATCCTGGCCAAGCTGATGAAGGCAGCCAAGCGCGGCGACACCGATGCCCAGGCTGCGCTTGAAGAGATTCACGGGAAGGGCAACCACGCCCAGCCCCTTGAAGACAAGGCCCAGCCCAGTTACCCTCAGACATGAGAAAGCCCATGAACATCACCATCGCCTTCGTGGCCGGGCTCGCCATCGGTAGCCTGACGGGCTTCTGGGTGGGGAACGCTGCGCGGATGTGGGCCGCCATCTGGCCCCGCCGGCATGACCGCCCCCTGCCACCGCACAGCCTGCGGGGTGGGCGGCCGTGGGGAGGGTCGATCTGATGGCTGGCAAGGGCAAGGCGGCCGCAAGCGCTACACCTGAAAAAAGGGCGCCGCGTGGTACAGCCAAGGCCAAAGACCCGGCCACTTGGAGACCGGCGTTTCTGGCTGAGTTAGCTAACACGTGCAACGTCTCGGAGGCCGCCCGCGTTGCTGGCATAGACCGCCACGCGGTCTACAACCACCGGGACGCCGACCCGGCCTTCGCCGCCGCCTGGGCTGATGCCATTGAGCAGGGCGTCGAGGCATTGGAGCTCGAAGCGCGCCGCCGCGCCATGAAGGGCACAACCCGCCCCGTGTTCTACATGGGGGTGGAGTGCGGCCAGGTCCAGGAGTACAGCGACACCCTGATGATCTTCCTGCTCAAGGCCCACCGCCCCAAGATCTACCGCGATGGGGCTACCGGCCAGCCGGACGATCCCGTGAACCACCGCCACTCCGTGGAGTACGTCAACGACTGGCGCCAGGCGCAGCGGGGCGATGGGTAGGATTCGCCTGCCCTGGCCGCATGAGGGCCAGCAACTGGTCCTGCAGCAGCTCCGGCGCTTCAACTGGTTGTGCGCTGGTCGACGCTGGCGCAAGACCTCGCTCTTCGTGCACGTCGCCGTCGAGGCGGCGATAGCTGGCAAGGAGGTGCTTTGGGGTGCCCCGGTCTATGACCAGGTGCGGACGGGCTGGGACGAGTGCGAGCGGGCCCTGTGGGACGTTGCGAGGATGAACCAGGGACGCATGACGATGAGCATCCCGGGAGCCGGCCGGGTCATGTTCCGGTCCCTGGACAACCCACAGTCCGCCCGCTCCAAAACGGCTGACTTGGTTTTGGTAGACGAGGCCGGCGACGTTGACCACAAGGCATGGACCGAAGTTCTGCGTCCCATGCTCCTGACCACCCAGGGCGGCGCCGTGTTCGGTGGCACGCCCCGCGGGCTCAACTGGTTCTGGGAGGGCTGGGACGAGGCCGGCGCCCGCGCCGACTCCGCCCGTTGGCAGATCCCGACGCTCGGCTGCCGCATCGAGGCCGGCGAGCTGGTCAGGGAGCCTCACCCGCTGGAGAACCCCACCATCCCATGGGAGGAGATGTTGTCCGCCTGGGAGGACAGCCCGGAGCGCACGTTCCGCCAGGAATACCTCGCTGAGTTCATCGACTCGGGCGACGCGGTCTTCAAGACCGCCGACATCGAGGCGATGGCCACCGGCTGGGCCGGCCTGAAAGAGCCGGCCCCTCATCGCAAGTACCTCAGTGCCTGGGACATCGGCCGGCGCTCCGATCCAACCGTGGGAATCACCATCGACTACACCGCCCTCCCCTGGCAGATCGTCGCCTTCCACCACGTGCAGGGCCTGCCCTACCCGGCCATCCAGGCGGCCATCGAAGAGCGCCACCGGGCCTACGGGGGGCGGACCATCGTGGAGTCCAACGGGCCGGGCGACCCGGTGATCGAGAACCTTGGTGTCCATGTCGAAGGCTTCGTCACCACGGCCAGGTCGAAGACCGACAGCATCACCGCCCTGCAACTCTGCCTGGAACGGGGTGCGATCAAGGGCGGCATCCCTCGCCTGAGCAGGGAGCTGAAGGCCTACCGGTGGGCAGACAGGGACCTGCAGCAGGACTGTGTGATGGCTCTGGCAATCGCTGCCAAGCACTTGCCGCGCCCCTCTAGAACAAGTGGGCAGAATCTTTATACTCCTAGGTACCGCCAGCGGGCGGCCTTGTCTGGTGTCAGGCGTCAGGAGTTCTAACCCATGCTCAAGCTCGGCCCTGTTACGATTTCCTGGCCGGGACGCGTCCAGCTCAAGGCCGCCCCTTCCACCACCGGAGAGAAGGGAGCCCCCACGTTCGTCCGCCGCTTTGGTCGCAGCGGGACAGCGCTGTCGGTCTCCGAGGTGGACTACCTGGCGGACATGCAGCCCCCCACCAGGTGGACCACCGTGGCCAAGATGCTCAGCGACGACGCGGTGGGGGCCGCCTACAAGGCGATGACGCTGCCCATCCTGGCCACGGGCTGGACGGTGGAGCCAGGGGTGAAGGGGGCAGCCGGCCAGGAGATGGCCGACTTCCTGCAGGCTGACCTCGACGGGATGACCGGGGGGCTCTTCAAGCATCGCCAGGAAAGCCTCGGCTTCCTGCCGGATGGCGTGAGGGTGTTCGAGAAGGTCTTCGAGATCCGGGAAGACGGGCTCCTGCACCTGCGCAAGCTGGCCCTGCGCCCCAACGGGTCGATCACCGAGTGGATGGTTGACGAGCGGGGCGGACCCACGGGGGTGATCCAGCTGGACATCGATGCCCAGGAAGTCGAGCTAGAGATCGCTCGGCTCCTGATCCTGACCAACGAGGGTGAGGGCGCCAACCTGACGGGCCGGTCGGTCTTCCGCTCTGCCTACAAGGCATGGTGGTACAAGGACCGCTTAGAGCACATCGCCTACATCGCCGCCGAGAGGAACGCCGTCGGCGTCCCGGTGGGAACCCAGACGGGGGACGATGACGACGTCGCCGACGCTATCGAGGCCATCCTGCAGGCCATCCGCGCTCACGACAGCGGCTTCGTCAGGGAGACAGACCAGTTCAAGTTCCGCATTGAGGGCCTGACCGGCGACCGGGTTGACCCGCTCCCCCTCCTGCAGGACTTCCGCCGCGGCGTCTTCGTGTCGGTGCTGGCCGACTTCCTGGCCCTGGGCGACAGCTCGGCCGGCTCCTGGGCCCTGAGCCGGGACAAGTCGTCCTTCTTCGTCATGGCCCTTGGGGCCATCATCGAGAACATCGAGAGCGCTTACAACCGCTACCTCGTGACCCCGTGGGTTCGGGCAAACTGGGGCGACATCCCGGTGGCCGAGCTGCCCCGCATCACCCATGGGCCGCTCAACACCCGCAACGTTGAGGAGTGGGTGAACGCCCTTGGAACGATGGTGGAACGCGGGGTGATCTACCCAGACCCGCAGATCGAGGCGATGGGCCGCGAGATCCTTGAGCTGCCGGAGAAGGCAGGCAAGGAGGTGGCGCCGCGGTCGGCAGAGGATCGGGCCGCCCAGCAGCCCAATGAGCCCGGCGAAAAGCCGGCGGCCCTGCCCGGCGTCAACGTTCAGCAGGCCGCCGCCGAGCCGCCCCGCTTGGAGAGCCTGGTCAAGATCGAGGCGCTGGGGATCAAGGTGCGGTTCAAGGAGGTAGAGGGCGCCCTAGACCGTGGCGAAGAGAAGATGGTCGCCAAGCTGACCAAGCTCCAGGAGAAGCAAGCGCGGCGCCTGGCCTCCCGTGCTGCCAAGCTCGTGAAGGCGGGCGACTGGGCCAAGCTGGCCGAGGAGCGTGTCCCGTCCGATGAGGAGGCGGCGGCCATCGAGGAGGAGCTGGTGGGTCTCTATGGGTTCGGCTACGAGGAGTATGGTCGGGAGCTGCAAAGCCAAGGCGTGAAGCCCATCACGGCTGAGGACAAGGAGCGGGAGTTTTCAAGCCGAGCGCTCCTGGCCGCCTTCGCGGTCTATGCTGGCAGCAGGCTGGCCGACCGAATGCTGACCGCCCTGGGGGCTGGGGCGTTTGGCCCGGGGCGAGATGGGAGCCTTGATCAGAGTACGCTCGCCACCTTCCTGGTGGACGGGGTGGGGAAGCTTTTGGCCGACCTCGCCCGGCAGGGGGCCAGCATCGCCTTCGGCCAGGGGAGGACGGATGCCGGGGCGGCCAACGCCGGGCAGGTGGCCGAGGAGATCTACAGCACCATGTTGGATTCCAGGGTCTGCGATGCCTGCGCCCCCTATGAGGGAAAGACCTTCAAGGTGGGCGATGGACCAGCGGTCCCCAACCCCGCATGCCGTGGCGGCGACCGCTGCCGCTGTGTCCGGGTGCCGGTTGCGGAGAAGTCATGAGCGCCACCGCCAAGGTGGTGATCCTGCAGGAGGTGCGCCGCGCCGTCCTGGGGATTGCCAAAGCTCTGGAACTGTGGATCGCCGCCCTTCAGGGGAAAGAGGTGCCAGGCTCTTGAAGACAAGCGCCTGACCCGTTACACTCTTCCCGCGAGGTCCGCGTGACCCAACTGAAGCCCCGGAAGCTGCGGCCGCCGGGGAGGCAGCACGCCCGCCCGCCTTGAGCAGGTCCGCTTCTGGAAACGGAAGCCCGCCCGCTAAAGGCGGGCTTTTTGTTTTCCCGAGGTGGGCATGGCCGGTGAGCTGAAGACGGTGACGGTGGAGGATGTCGAGATCCTGCGGGTCGGTACCTTCACCGCCGCCAGGGGGGGACGGCAGACCTTCACCGCCGAAGACCTGGACGAGATTGTGGCCGCGCATGAGGCCCTTGTTGAGTCCGGGCACTTCCCCACGGTCTACCTCGGGCACAACCCGCCCGAGGGCTCCGAGCTGCCCGAGCCGCCCAGCGTGGGGCGGATCGCCACCCTGCGCCGCGTGGGTGATCGGCTGGTCTCTCGCCTGACAGACGTCCCGGTCCTGGTGGCGAAGCTCATGAAGGCCAAGGCCTACGGGACGCGGTCCATCGAGGGCATGCGGACCAGCATCAGCGGATCGTTCAAGATCGGCGACCGGACCTTCCGCCAGGTCATCACAGGCCTCGCCCTCCTGGGCAAGTCCCTGCCAGCCGTCAACGGGCTGGCCGACGTGGAGAAGCTGTACGCGGCGGACGGGGCCGATACCACCTGGGTGGACGTGCCGCTGGCGATGGCGGCGGGGGATGACCCGCTGGAGCGCGTGCTGGCCGCTGTCGATGCCCTGAGTGAGGGCGTGGAAGAGCTGATCAAGGGCAAGGCATTCGCGCCGGCTATCCGCCAGCGCTTGCGCATGCTGCGAACCGATCTCCGGCGCTTCGCCGGGCCGACCACTGTGGAGGCACAGATGAACCTTCGAAAGGCGCTGGGGCTGGGGGACGATGCCAGCGACAGCGACGTGACCGCTGCGCTGGTGGCCCTCGCCGGCGCCGCTGACCCCGCCACGGCGATGGCCGTGATTGCGGAGATCCTGGGGATGCCGGACGGCGACCCCCCGGCCATCGTGGCCCGCGTCCGGGAGCTGGCAGGCGGCGGCACCGCTGCCGGTGACGGGGCGGACCCCACCAAGGAGCCTGCAATGTCGAGCAAGCTGAGCGACCCGGGCGGCGACGCCGCCACGGTCACCCTCCAGGCGCTGCACACCGAGCACGTCAAGGTCTTGCAGCGCCTGGCCGAACTGGAAGGGACCTTGGCGCGAGGCGCCGCGGTCCAGGATGTGAACGCCGCCATCGCCGCCGGCAAGTTCCTGCCCGCCCAGCGCGAGACGCTGGTGTCCTTGCGCCTGGCTGACGAGAAGGCGTTCGCCAACCTCGTGGCCGGCCAGGGAGTGGCTGTCCACCTTGGCGAGAAGGGGACCGCTGGCAAGCCGGACGCTTCCGCATACGAGCCGAGCGCCGAGGAAGTGCGTGTGGCAATGAGCATGGGCATGAGTCGAGACACCGCCGTGGCCTTGCTGAGGTCCAGCAAGGCCGCCGAGGCTGGTGTCACTCTGCCCGGGAAGGAAGGCTGATCCCATGACCATTTCTGTGACTGAGCGGCAGGCCCAGATTGCCCTCGAACGAGCGACCTACACGGGTGAGCCAACGGCGCGCATGAGGCGCGCAGCCGAACTCATCAAGGGAGCCACGAAGGGTGGCTACAAGAATCCTGAGGCGAAGGCCGAGCATGAGGCAGGGAACCTCGTGGCGGCCGCCATGCTGGAGGCCGGCTACGGACGCCTCTACGTGGAGGGCTCAGCCAAGACCTTCCCTGGAGTGTTGGTCAACGCTGGGCTCTTGGACGAAACCAAGGCCGAGGACCTGACGCCGGAGCCGGAGCCGGTGAAGCCGGTGAAGCACACCAAGGAAAAGGAGACCATCCAGTGACAGCACTTGTTACGGGCGTGGCCCGAGAGTTCAAGGATCTCGACGGCTCCATCATCACCGAGTACGAGGTGGAGGCCGGCGAGACGATTTACCAGGGGGGGCTCGTCGTCACCGACGCCGACGGGTTCGCCCTGCCCGGCTCGGCGAGCGCGGGCGTCATCTGCCGCGGCTGGGCTGATGAGACGGTGGTCAACGCTGGCGCCGACGGCGCAAAGAAGATTCGTGTCCGTTCTGGCTGCTCCGGCCGCATGGCGGCAACAAGTGTCACGCGAGGGATGATCGGCGCTGCCACCATGATGGAGCTGGTCGACGACAACACGGTCGATGACGCTGGCACCAACGACGTGAAGGTTGGCCCGATTGTGGCGCCCTACATCTCCACCACGGAGTGCTGGGTCCACATCCCCCGCAACGGCGCCGTCGCCGCGGGCCTGTGAGGAGCGTGAACCATGGCAGGAAGCATCACCGATAGCGGCCTCGCGGCTGTCAACCAGACCGTCAATGCCCTCTTCCGGAAGGGCCTCTCAGACGGGCAGGATCTCCCTTGGAACCTGCTCACCACAGACCTGGGCAAGAGCCCCGCTGCTGTGCGCGCCTTTGATTGGATGGGCGGCATCGGGGAGGTCCACGAGCGGACGCGGGAGGGCCAGCACTTCGGAGGCTTCAAGCGCCACAACTGGACAATCGAGCACAAGGAGTTCGGGCTTGGTATGCTGCTCCGGCTGAGAGACTTGAACACGGACCAGCTGGGGCACATTCCCGGCTTGGCGGTCGCAGCCGCGAACAAGATCAACAGCCATCCCGGGCGCCTGGTGTTCGACAGCCTGGAGGCCAACCCCACCGCGTCTGACGGCGCGGCGCTGTTCGCCAACACGCACTCCTATGGCAGTGCTGCGAACTGGGACAACCTTCTCGCTGGCACGGGCGTCACCGTCGCGGCCTTCGAAGCCGATCTTGCCACCGCCCAGGAGACGATGTTCCTGGCGCAGGACGACACCGGCCAGGTGCTGGAGCTGGAGATGGACACCATTGCCATCCCGCCGGCCCTGCGCCTGGTGGTGGAGAAGGTGTTGGGGCCGCTGCGCCAGGATGGCGGCGACACTGCCCAGGTCGGCAACGTGGCCAAGATGGGAGGCGTGTTCCAGGCGGGTGGCCTGACCGTCATCGTGTCCGGCCGCCTTACGGACCGCAACAACTGGTACGGGTTCTATACCAAGGGCGAGGTCAAGCCCTTTGTGTACAGCTGGATCACGAAGGCCCAGAAGCTGGGCGAGCCGTCGCTTTCCGATGACTCGGTCAAGCACCGGGGCGAGTTCGAGCACGTGTGGTACGGAGACTACAACATTGTGCCGTCGATCCCGCAGTACAGCCTCAGCGTCGTCAACTGATCATGGTCTACACCAGCGGGGCGAAGGTTCTTTCTCAGTGCTCCCTCCTGGGATCGCTGTCCGAGACGACGCGGGTTACCGCCGCAGACCTGGACGGCTTCATCCTGGATGTGGAGGCGGAGATTGACGTCGCCCTGATGGCGGTGGGCCATGCCGCCCCCTACACCGAGACGGGCGCTTTTCTGACCTGGCTCGGCAAGCTGGCCACCGATGGTGCGGCGGCCACACTGCTGAAGGCGTGGTTTACCGATACCAGCGGCCCGAACTCGGAGAACAGCTGGAGCGTGTTCGAGCGCCGTTACCGAGACGGGCTGAAGGGCATCCGGGATCGGACCATGATCCCGGGCGCCCTGCGGCAGGGAAGGGGAAGCCTGCCCGGCGGGTTGACCTCTACAGACGCCCCGCCGTCTCTCACCATGTCGAGTAGCTTCTGATGATCGGCCTGACTGTGGAGCGGGCGGGCCTGGCGGACCTTGGGCGCGTAGCGTCCGGGGTTCGGGAGTTCACCCGCCTCGACTACACCGAGTACTTCGAGCGCTACCTGGAGCCCGACTTCGAGGCCATCCAGCAGGAGCAGTTCGACTCGGAGGGAGCCCGCGGCGAGGCCGGCCAGTGGCAGCCACTCAGCCCGGACTACGCTGCCTGGAAGGCGGCACGGTTTCCCGGCAAGCCGATCTTGCAAGCGACGGGGCGCCTCCGGGACTCCTACGTTCAGCGTGCGCACGGGGAGGCCTATCGGCGCATCACGCCCACGAGCCTGGAGCGCGGCTCCAACGCCCCGCATGCGGGGTTCCACGCCACGGGCACCAGCCGGATGCCGGCGCGTCCGCCAATAGGCGTGCGGGAGACCGACGTCCAGCGGTGGGCGGACCAGTTGGGCGAGTGGGTGGTCGGCGACCGCCTGCCCAGGATTCTGGGGGGCTGACCATGGCCGCCAAGAAATACCAGCTGGTTGAGCGGGTCATCCGGGGGGTGAAGACCTACCTGGAGAGCGCGGCGGCCGGGGAGAAGATCGCCGAGGTGGCAGCACGCTACACGGGGACCGAGGCCCTGACGATGCCCACCTGGACCGTTACTGTGGGGGAGCCGCGCCTGTCGGGCGTGGCCCACTTCCCCCATCTCTTCGTCACGGCCGAGCGGGCGAAGGAGGAGGGGGACGGGCTGAGCTACGGCGGGGCCTTCGCGGTCACGTACCAGATTCAGTTCGCCGTCCTGGCCACTGCCCCCGAGGAGGAGGACGTCAACTGGCTCAAGTTCCGCTACCTGGTGGCCCTCAGCGAGCTGCTGGCAGAGATGAACCAGGAAGCGGACTACCAGTGGATGGAGTGGGGGGTGGGTGGCCCAACCGAGTTCTTCTACCTCCTGACCTACACCAACCAATCCAGCCAGCTGGTCGGCGACGCCCGGCTGATCACCAGCATTCAGATGCACGAGTAGGGGGAACCGATGTCATACGACTGGAAGGCCGCAGCTGAGCGGGCGGCAAGCGCCGATGAGCTTCTGGTGCTCATCGGCTGCAGCACCGTCACCGATGCCAAGGCCCAGGCCCGCATCCAGCGGGGCGACAGCGTGCCCGAGGACCAGATGGCCCTCCGCCGGCTTGAGGCCGGGGAGCGGGTCAAGACCAAGGACCTCCCGCCCTTCGCGGTGGCCAGCCTGGTGGCGAACCGCTGCGCGGTGCCCCTGGCGGATGCTGAGGCGGCCCACGCAGCCCTGGTCGCCGAGTACGGGGAGTGGCGAGAGGTTGAGATGCCCGGGGTTGGCCAGGCCTTCGCCGGGATTCGACCGCTGCCTGACCTGAAGGCGGCGCCCACCAAGAAGGAGCAGCACGATGGCTAACACCCTCAGCGCCCCCTCTGACCGCTGGCTCTATATCCACGGCTTCAACGCCCTGGGGAGCTGTGGTCAGATCGGCGAGACCAAGATGCCCTCCGTCAAGGCCACCATGGAGGACCTGACGGGCCCCGGGTGTTCCTCCGAGCTGATGGCCCCCAATGGCTTCGTGGAGACGGAGGGGGCATCTGGCAGCGGCTGGTACAGCTCGGACACGCTGGCCTACATCCAGCGCCTCAGGGGCATGGCCACCACCACGCGCATCCTCTGCGGTGGCATGGAGGGACTGAGCGTCGGGGCCTGGTTCTGGGGCTATCAGGGGCTGGACGGGAAGATCGAGCCCTCGACCGAGAACAAGGCCTTCACCAAGTTCAACTTTGAGAACCCGCTGAAGGCCGGGAACCTGGAGTGGGGCAAGGTACTGGAAGGCGGCACCACCGCCCGCACGGCCACCGGCACCGGCAGCAACCTGGACAACTCGACCTCCAGCGCCAACGGCGGGGTGGGGTACTTCCAGGCCCTGAGCCTGACGGGCTCCGGCTCGCTGACGGGCAAGGTGGCGCACTCGTCGGACGGGACCACCTTCGCCGACCTGATCACCTTCACCGCCTGCACGGCCGCGCTGGCGACCACGGCCGGCCAGCGCTCCACCGTGACGGGCACGGTCAACCGCTACCTGCGAGCGGCCTGGACCATCTCCGGCTTCACGTCGACGAACCTGTTCGTCGGCTTCAAGCGCAACTAAGGCAGGAGGACAACCATGCCCGCCGCAACCCCTTACGGTGCGTCTGTTCGCCACTTCAAGATCTGCGAGGACGGCGGCTCCCTCAACGACTTGGGCGCCCTGGGCGTCCTGGTCTCGGTCAAGCCCCATGCCACCGAGCAGGCCATGGAGGACATGTCCGGCCCCACCGATCTGGGGCCTCAGAACGAGCCGACCGGCTTCAAGACCTACAGCGAGATCGAGCTGGTGGTCAAGCACACCCTGGCCGGATCCGACTGGGTCCTGATGGACGAGCTGCCGCCCACCAGCGTGGGGTCGAGCGCCAAGTACGACATCGACTTCAAGCTGGCCACCGGTGAGAACTACACCGGCGAGGCTTGGATGACCGGCTGGGAGCCTGTCACGGACCCCAAGAAGCCGGGCCAGGTCAAGATCATGTTCAAGATCAGCGGCGACCCGTCCTACGTCTGATCGGGCGCCTGATCCCCCAATCTCAGACCCTCCCCGGGCCGGCTGGAAGCCCCTTTCCTCCGGCTCGCCAGCCGGCCCGGGTGGTCATTCACACAGGAGGAACCAAGCATGTCTAACTTCTTCGTCGACAAGAACGACCTGGTGCGGATCACCTTCGAGGATGGCCCGCTGGCCGGCAACCACATGATGGTCCGGGCCGAGCTGTCCCACGTCGAGAAGCAGCGGTTGGCCCTATCCAACATCGGGGCCGAGGTCGCCGACGGCGGGACGATCAAGCCCGTGCTGGAGGGCAACGCGCTCTCCGACATGGACACCCGCAAGCTGGAGGCCTGGGTCAAGGCGTGGACGCTGCCAAAGAAGGCCGGCCAGCAGGTGGGGCCGGAGTGGCGCCCGACGCTGGGCGACTTCGAGCGGCTGCCCTCGCGGATCATGCAGCCGATCATCGACAAGCTGGCGGCCCACGAGGCGGCGCTGGAGGCGGAGGCGGAGGTGGAAGAGGGCCCTTTGGGGTCTTCGAGCCTGACCCCGACAACCCCGCCCACGAGCGATGGTATGACCGACGAGCCCAGCGGCTCGATGATCTCCTGACCCTGACGCGGGTCATGAACCACCACGGGGCCAATGTGGCGCTCAGGGACATCGAGTCCCTGAGCCCAATGGCCTACCAGGTGGCGGTGACGTGGGCCTCGCGGCTCACGGAAGATGAGAAGCGACGCACCGAGGAGGCCACCAGCGGATGACGACGCGAGACGTCGGGATCAGGGTAGCGGTCACCTCCGACACCAAGGGGGCGGAGGCGATTCTGGCCGCCTTCGAACGGATCGCGCCCATGCTGGAGAAGACCCTAGGGGAGGCCCAGAAGGCCAGCGAGAAGGCGGCCGAGGGGCTGAAGCGCATCCCGAAGGAGGCTGACCCGGCCGTCGCCCGGATGAAGGAGCTGAACAAGGCCGCCTCCGATTTGGCCTCAGCGGTCCCCGGACTCTCCCGCATCTCTGACCACCTGGGTGGTATCAAGCCGGCTGCCCTGGGGGCGGGCGTCGCGGTCGCTGGCATCGGGGCGGCATTCGTGGCCGTCAAGGCGGCCGCGGCCGGCCTGGAGGCCCTGGTGGGCGGTACCCTGCAGGCCATCGGCCTGGCATCCGACCTGGCAGAGGCCCAGAACAAGACGAACGTGGTCTTCGGGGCGGCGGCTGGACCCATCGAGGAGCTGGCCAGGACAGCATCGTCCTCCCTGGGCCAGACGCGGGAGCAGGTGCTGGGGCTGGCCGGGACGTTCGGGAACCTGCTGACCTCGATGGGGCTGAGCCAGCAGGCATCGGCCGGGATGTCGGCCGACCTGGTGCGGTTGGCCTCCGACCTGGCCAGCTTCAACAACATCGACCCGGGCGTGGCCCTGGACAAGCTCCGGGCTGGCCTGTCTGGCGAGACCGAGCCCCTGAAGAGCCTGGGGATCAACCTCAACGACGCCAGCCTGAAGGCCAAGGCGATGGAGCTGGGCTTGATCTCCAGCGTCAAGGAAGGCCTGTCCCCGGCCGCCAAGGCCCAGGCGGCCTACGTGCTCATGCTGGAGCAGAGCAAGAACGCCCAGGGCGACTTCGCCCGCACGGCCACCGGCCTGGCCAACAGTGGCCGCATCGTCCAAGCGAGCTTCCACGAGATCAAGACGGCGGCGGGTGAGGCCTTCCGCCCCCTGGCCGAGACCGTCATGGGGGCCTTGGGCGGCATCCTGCCACGGGTGCAGGCGGCCATCGGGCCGCTGTCGGAGAGCATAAAGGGCTTCCTGTCCAACCCAGCGTTCACGGCAGCTATCCAGAATCTGGGACGCCTCATCGGAGACGGGTTGGTGGGGGCCATCACCTGGCTGAAGTCGTCCTTCGATAGCCTGGTCCAGAGCGGAGCCCTGACCGTCTTGCAGAACGCCCTCATGACCATGGGGGCCGGTCTGGTCCTAATGCTCGACATTCTGAAGCCCGTCGCCAGCTTCATCCAGAACAACCTCACCGTGGTTCTGTCGACCTTGGCGGGTCTGGGTATCGGGGCGGTCATCGCCGCCGCTGTCATCGCCGGCCCGGTCATCGCCGCCTTGGCCGCTGGCGTGTGGGCCCTGGTGGCTCCCGTCCTGGCGACCGCGGCCCCGTTCCTGCTCGTCGGGGCAGCAATCGGAGCCCTGGCGGCTCTGGCGGTGCAGCACTGGGACACCATCAAGGTGGCCGTAGCTGACGGTGTCGCAGCCGCCAGTGGGGCGCTGGGCTCCCTGGTCACCACGGTGGCCGGCTGGGGCGCAAGCATCGCTTCGTCGGTCGATAGCCTGGTCTCCGGCGTGACCACCAAGGCGACCGCCCTCTGGGACCAGCTTACCGGACTCTGGCAGTCCGGGGTGGATAGCGTGCTCGGGGCGGCCCAGGGTCTCTGGGACGGGCTCATCACCTCCTGGGAGAACATCCGCGTCGGCGTGTCGGGGGCGGCCCAGGGGCTGCTCTCCTGGCTGGGCGAGGCCTGGTCCGGCGGGGTGGCCTACCTGCAGGGCCTGGTCCTGACCCTGGCTGATGGGTTCCGGTCTGCCTGGACCTGGATATCGACGACGGTCTCCGGCCTGGTGGCCCGCCTGGTCAGCTGGCTGCAATCCAGCTGGGGCCGGGCAGGCACCTGGCTGGGTGGCCTGCTGACCCGCCTGGCCAACATGTTCGCCCAGGCCTGGTCCTGGATACGCACCACGGTAGGCGGCGTGGTGGTCAAGCTGGTCAATGCTGCCCTCTCCGCCTTCCGTTGGCTGGGTCAGAAGGCCGCCGGCGTCTGGGAGCGGATGCAGGAGCTGTTCCAATCGGCCTGGTCCGGCATCATCGGGATTTTCCGCTCAGCCGCAGGGGGCATCATCCGCGGCTTGGGCAACATGTTCTCAAAGATGGCCGAGCTGGCAGGCAAGGGCCTTAAGGCTGTGGGCTCCGCCGTATACCGCATCTTCACCGCTATTCTCGACAAGATTAAGGCCCTTCTGGCGGGCCTGGGGTTGGGCGATATCTTCGCAAGCCTCATGCCGGACGCCGACGGCGGCGGGGCCGGGTGGCTGGATGGCATCGCCAACAACGTGATGAACGCCGCTCGCTCGGTCATGTCCGGAATCGGCGATGTGATGTCGTTCTTCGAGGCCAAGTGGGACAGCGCCAAGAAAAAGCTGTCCGGCTTCTTCGACCAGAGCGAGCAGCTGCAGGCCGAGGCGGAAGGGCAGGCGGCCTTCGGGGGCTTCGGCGCTGGGTTCACCCCGGAGAACGTGGCGGGCCTGCCGGGCGCCGGTGGCAGTGGCGGCTCGTCCGCCCCCAAGGCCCACACGGCCCCGGACGGAATGAGCGGGCGGGAGGCCGACGGGTCGGAGTGGTACATCGACCCGAACACCGGCAAGAAGATCTACACCAGCGGCCCGAAGAAGAACCAGCAGGACGCCAAGGAGCGGGGGGCCGAGGCCAAGGCGGCCGCCGCCGCTGCGAAGAAGAGCCAGAAGAAGGGCGCCACCGCCGGCGGCGAGGATGACCCGGCTGTCTCTGCCGCCAAGACGGCCGCTGATACCGCCAAGCGCATCTCCGAAGCCCTGCAGGCGGCGTCCGAGACCCTGCGGGAGCTGGGGCGCACGGAGCTGCCCGGCGAGAGCGTCTGGGGCCCGAAGATCGCGGCTATCGAGACGTTCATCCAGGCCAGCATGACCAGCTTCGACCGGCTGGCCGTGGGGCTGCTGGAGAAGATCGGTCAGACCGAGGACGGGGCGGACCTTCTGGCGACCGCCAAGGCCAAAGCGATCACGGCCGTGTCCAGCCTGACCGGCGGCATGGTCGATACCATGACCAAGGTCCAAGGCTTCCTCGTGGGGCTGGTCAAGGCGAAGTGGCCGGACCAGGCGCAGATCGACGTGGCCTTCCTGCACATCGGGGCCGCCCTGACCCGCGTGCGAGACCAAGCCATCAGCCTGGCCTCGGTGGTGGGCGTGGGGAGCGGCAAGGAAGGCGAGAAGACGCCGGCCGAGCACCTGTCCGCCGTTGGGACAGCCCTGGCCGGATGGGTGGAGAGCTTCGTCAAGACCACCGGGCTCCTCGATGTCCTGGCTGCAGTCAAGACGCCGCCGCCGGCAGCAATGGCCGTCGTGGAGACCACCCTTCGCCGCGTGGGCGACATCATGGCTGGCTTCCTGAAGGGGCCGGGCTACGACCTGACCGTGGATGCCGAGAAGACCGCCTCTGACCTGGAGGTGAGCCGGGACATTCAGGCCACCCTCTCCGGCGGGGTGGACCTGCTCACCAAGGTGGCGGCCGCCGCCGAGCAGCTGGCCCGCGTGAAGCCCGTGCCGGACGCCGCCTGGCAGAACGTGCGCGGCATCATGGCGGCGGCGTCCGTGGCGCTCTACGCGCTGGTGGCAGGGCCCGGCTACGACAACACCAAGGACCCGGAACGGACTGCCATCATCCAGACCGTCAGCCGAGACGTGGCCTCGACCCTCTCCGGGGGCGTTGACCTCCTGGCCAAGGTCTCGGCCGCCGGGAGGCAGCTGGCCAAGACCCCGGCGGTACCGGACGCCGCCTGGCAGAACGTGCGCGGCATC